AGACGACAACGAACAGTACACAACTTTGTCTGTTGCTAGTCAAAAGCACATTGGTGTTAACTTCACCTCTGCTGAATTGACAATGCAGTTAGATGACTTTGCAGAACGTGTTTTAAAACCGCGTATCTCTCAGTTGGCTTCTTCTATTGATGCTGACGTAGCTAACAGCTACAAAGCTATCTATAGCTCAGTTGGTACGCCTGGTACAACTCCAGCTACTTCTTTGGTTCTGTTGCAAGCTCAACAAAAACTGAACGAAAACGCTGCTGTTATGTCCCCACGTTACGCTACTGTTAACCCAGCAGCTAACGCAGGTTTGGTTGAAGGCATGAAAGGTCTGTTTAATCCTACAGACACAATCAGCCGTCAGTTCAAGAATGGCATGATGGGTATGGGTGTATTGGGCTTTGAAGAAATCAACATGAGCCAATCTATTAAGCAACATACAACTGGTTCTTGGGGTACAACTATCACTGTAACTTCAACAGTTGCTACTGAAGGTCAAGCTACTTTAGGTATTAGCTTTACTGGTTCTAGCAAGACTTGGAACGTAGGTGATGTATTCACTATTGCTAGTGTTTACGCAGTTAACCCACAAACCCGTGAGTCAACAGGTAGCCTGCAACAGTTCACCGTAACTGCTGCTGCAACTGGTTCTTCTACAGCTACATTGTCTATTAGCCCAGCTATCTACACATCTGCTAACGCTCTTGCAACTGTGGATTCATTCCCAGTAGCTACTGCTGTAGTAACAATGGTAGGTTCAGCTTCTAGCCAGTACGCTCAAAACTTGGTTTACCACAAAGATGCGATCACTTTTGCGACCGCTGACTTGTTGTTACCACAAGGTGTTGACATGGCTTCCCGCCAAGTTCACAACGGTATCTCTATGCGTGTTGTACGTCAGTATGACATCAATAATGACCGTTTACCTTGCCGTATTGACGTATTGTATGGCTTTAGCACGATTCGTCCAGCAATGGCTTGCCGTATCTGGGGCTAAACCTAAATGCTCCCGCGCAAGCGGGGGCTTTTTAAACTTATTTTTTAAGGAAACATATCATGGCACTACCTAATGGCGCTGGCGGTTACCAACTTGGTGACGGCAATTTATCCGAAGTAGATTTACTGATTCAACCTGCTCCTGTGTCTTTGACTACTGGTGTAACCTTGACTGCTGCTCAAGTATCAAATGGCATCATTCTTGGTAACCCAGGAACAAGCGCAGTTTCTTATCAACTTCCTACTTGTGCTGATTTGGATGCGTTAATTTCTAGCGCAAAACCAAATAGCTCGTTTGATTTTAACGTAATTAACGTAGATGGAAGTTCATCTGGCGTTGTTACTTTAACAACAAACACTGGTTGGACTTTGGTTGGTCTGATGACTGTTGTTGCTACTGCTGGTACAGCACAAGCTTTCCGCGCCCGTAAAACAGGCGACGCAGCTTGGACTCTTTACCGTATAGCTTAATGTAATATCCCACCCTTCGGGGTGGGTTTTTTAAGGAAAAATTATGCCAAATACACAAGCAAGCGGCGTCGCATATAGCGACCCCGAATTTACTATTTGCTACGCAAGCCAAGAACTTGGTTATAGCACAGCCGCTCAAGGCACTGTGACACAAGCAACAGATAAATCTACAGGGGTAACTCTAAACAAATCTGCTGGTCGTATCACAATGAACAACGCCGCTTTAGCTGGGGCTACCGCAGTATCTTTTACGTTAACCAATAGCTTGATCTCCGCAAATGACACAATCATTGTGTGCGTTTCTAGTAATACTACTGGTAGCGCTGCTGGGGCTTACACTACTTACGTTTCTTATTTAGCTGCGGGTTCTGCTTTGATTACTTTGCGAAATTTAACTGCTTCTACTTCATATTCTGAAGCCGTTATTATCAATTTTGCTATTATTCACGGCGCATCGTAATAAATAGGGGGTTTAATTACCCCCTATCTAATTGAAAAAATCATGCCTATAATTTATTTGAAGCATCCTGACCACGGAACTAAAGTGGCAACAATGGAATTAGAAGCAGAATTTGATGAAAAAAATGGTTGGGAACGCTATACTTTAGGTACGCAACCTGAAGTTTTAGTTGAAGTAATAGAAAAAATTATTGCGGCTCCTGTTAACACACTGGAAGTAAAAAGACGTCGTAAAACCGCACAGTAAGGAGTAGGCTATGGCGACAACCGCCGGTGATCAAATTAATGCAGCATTACGTTTAATCGGTATGCTTGCCGAGGGTGAAACGCCTTCTGCCAATACTTCACAAGATGCTTTGAACGCTTTGAATCAAATGATTGATTCATGGAATACTGAACGTCTATCAGTTTTTTCTACCCAAGATCAAGTATTTACTTGGACTCCTAATCAGATTCATAGAACATTAGGGCCAACAGGTGACTTTGCGGGTAATCGCCCTATTTTGCTTGATGATTCCACTTATTTTAAAGATCCTACTAATGGGATTTCGTTTGGTATTAAGATTATTAACCAACAACAATACGATGGCATTGCGGTTAAAACAGTAACTTCCACCTATCCACAAGTGATGTGGATTAATATGGATTACCCTAATATTGATATGTATGTATACCCAGTGCCTACAAAAGCATTGGAATGGCATTTTATTTCGGTTACTGAATTAGACCAACCCGCTAATCTTTCAACTAATTTGACTTTCCCGCCTGGCTATTTAAGATGTTTTAAATACAATTTGGCTTGTGAAATAGCTACCGAATTTGGCATTGAGCCACCTTCAAACGTAGCTCGTATTGCCATGACTTCTAAGCGCAATTTAAAACGCATTAATAATCCTGACGATATTATGTCGTTGCCTTATAGCATTGTAGCTACGCGTCAACGCTTTAACATCTTTGCTGGTAATTATTAATGAAATCGCATATTTTGGGGCAATCTTATGTTGCCCGCAGCGTCAACGCGGCGGACGATGTAATGATGAACTTGTTTCCAGAAGCTACGCCAAATGAAGGCAAAGAAAACGGTTTTTTAAATAGAGCGCCAGGGATGCGTAAACTTGCCACAATTGGCAAAGGCCCAATTCGCGCTCTATGGGCGCATCAGACTAACGGTGCCGACGCTTACGTTGTATCAGGCAATGAAGTTTTTAAAATTGACAACGGGTATTACCCTACTAAATTAGGCAATATTGCTGGATCAGGCCCAGTGTCCATTGCTGACAATGGTACACAACTGTTTTTTGCTGCTAATCCTCAAGGCTATATCTATGATGAAGTAGCTAACACTTTTACCCAAATTACTGACCCCGACTTCCCCGGCGCAGTAACTGTAGGCTACCTAGATGGCTATTTTGTATTTAACGAGCCAGATAGCCAAAGAATTTGGGTTACTGAGATATTTGACGGTACTTTAATTGACCCTTTAGCGTTTGCTAGTGCTGAAGGCTCACCAGACTTAGTTCAAGCCATTAACGTAGATCAACGTGAGCTTTGGGTATTTGGTACAGACACCATTGAGGTGTGGTACAACGCAGGTACGGCTAATTTCCCTTTTGCGCGCATTCAGGGCGCTTTTAATGAGTTAGGGTGCCTAGCCCCTTACTCCGTAGCAAAACTTGATAACACGTTGTTTTGGCTTGGTAATGACCCGCGTGGTTATGGCATCATTTATCGTGGTGAAGGCTATCGTGGCAAACGCGTATCAACACACGCTATTGAGTACGCCATCCAAAGCTACGGCGATGTATCAAACGCTATTGCCTACACTTATCAACAAGAAGGTCATGCTTTTTATGTATTAATATTCCCTACAGTTAATAAGACTTGGGTTTACGATGTGTCCACAGGCGCATGGCATGAACGTGCAGGCTTTGAAAACGGCTACTTTACGCGTCATCGTTCCAACTGCCAAATGAATTATCAAAGCCAAACCATTGTTGGCGACTATTTAAACGGCAATTTATATGCTTTTGACTTAGATGTTTATAACGATAATGGTGCAGTGCAAAAATGGGTTCGTTCTTGGAGAGCGCTTCCTACAGGAACTAACAACTTAAAACGTACTGCTCAACACACATTACAGCTTGATTGCGAAGCAGGCGTAGGTACAAATACAGGGCAAGCGCAAGATCCACAAGTCATGCTTCGTTGGTCAGATGATGGCGGCCATACTTGGTCAAATGAACATTGGGTATCGGTTGGCAAGATTGGTGAATATTATCGCCGTGCTATTTGGCGTCGACTTGGCATGACAATTAAGCTTCGTGACCGCGTGTATGAAATTTCAGGCACAGACCCATCCAAAATGGTAATTATGGGCGCTGAATTAATATTGAGCGGTACAAATGCCTAGTAACTTAACCACTATTCCTGCACCTAGAGTTCCATTAATAGATCCTACTACAGGATTAATTTCTAACGAATGGTATCGTTTTTTCTTTAATTTATACACGTTAACTGGGGCAGGTGGAAATTCTATTTCTTTGTCAGATTTGCAACTTAATCCGCCATCTATAGATTAAGTATGTTTTTTTATGCCTACCCTTCTGATACACTAGCACGAAAGCTACGAGGTAATTTATGTCAACATTTTTAACCCCATCCCCTAAGCAACAATTTTTTACCGATGCCGGTGTTCCTTTGGTAGGTGGTAAAGTCTATACCTATGCGGCTGGGACTTCTACACCGTTAGCAACATATCAAGATTCAACAGGCGTAACTTCAAACACTAACCCTGTTATTTTAAACTCCCGCGGCGAAGCTAATATTTGGCTTGCGCCTAGTTTGTCGTATAAATTTATTCTTAAAGATTCAGCCGACGCAATTATTTGGACTGTAGATAATATCAATATTGGTATTAACTTTGGTAACGTCATTATTACTGGCGGGTCAATTAATAGCACCGTTATTGGCAATATTAGCCCCGCCGCAGGTTCATTTACCGATCTTTCCGCAAGTGGCACCGTTACCTTTAATTCCACAAGTCAAATGCAAATCCCTTCTGGTTTGACTTCAGAACGCACAACAACGCCTGTAGATGGAATGTTGCGGTTTAATACTACCGTAGGTGAATATGAGGGTAATATTTCAGTTGCAGGGCAAAGTATTTCATCCATAGTTAACTCAGGATCACCTGCTACTACAGCAACCTTAACTACTTCATCTCCGCATGGCCTGTCAAATGGCGCTTACATTACAGTAAGTGGAGCTATTCCTACTAACTATAACGGTTCGTATAACATTACCTACATTAGCACTACCTCATTTAGTTATGTTATGGCGTCAAGCCCAGGCGGCAGTGCTTCAACGGTTGGTAGCTATGTAGCGCATCTATGGGCGCAAATTGGTGGTGGCGCTACAGGTAGCAATAATGATCAAATTTTTGTAGAAAATGGTCAGAACGTAACCGCTAGTTATTCAATCCCTGTAGGCAAAAATGCTTCTAGTGTTGGCCCAATTACTATCAATTCAGGCGTATCTGTAACAGTTCCTAGCGCTAGTCGCTGGGTAATTCTTTAAGGAAACATTATGTCATCAGTCATAATTTCAGGGGATACAAGCGGTACAATTACCGTAGCGGCTCCTGCCACCGCTGGTTCAAATACAATTACGCTTCCTGCGGTAACAGGTAATGCACTTGTTTCTACTGCGGTATCGGCATCAACTACAAACACAGTAACCAATAAAATTGCTATTAATATTGGTGGCACCGTTTATTATTTATTAGCTTCTACTTCAGGAACTTAATTATGACCGCGACAATTAACGCATCTACAAGTTCGGGCATTATACAAACGGCTGATACTAGCGGTGATTTAGCCTTGCAAAGCAATGGCACGACTAAATTGACCGTAAGCTCTACTGGTGCAACTATTACTGCCTTAACCGTATCAGGCGCTACTACTGTATCAAGCAGCGGGATAACTTTTTCAAATGCAAGTACACAAACTGTAGCTAGCCCGTTTTCTAAAAGTTTTGTTTCATCTAATCAATCTATTCCAACTGCGTCAGGGCAAACATTTACTGTTGCACATGGTCTTGGTGTAGTTCCTAAAATTTTACGATTGGTAGCTGTTTGTTTAACAGCACAATATGGATGGACTGTTGGCGCAGAAGGTGAAATTACAATGAATGGAACAACCAACGGCAATCTTCAAAATATTGGAGTGCTGGCAGATGTTACAAATGTTTATTACGCTGCTGGAAGCGGAATAAACATAATAAATAATTCCAGCGGTGATAATGTAAGCATTTTAAACAATTCAAATTTTGCATTAAAAATTTACGCTTACGCATAAGGATAGAAAATGACACACAGAATTGTAGTAGATTTACAGACTAGCACAATTACTCAAGTGGAATATACAGCAGAAGAACAAGCTGTTTATGATGCAGCCGTAGCCGCACAAGTTGTTGAAACGCCTGTTAAAACATTAGCAGAACCAATTAAAGAGGTTTAATTATGTCATTAGTTCTTAGTGGTGATTCACCCAATTTAACAAGCGCTACGTTAACTACGCCTACAATAACTACGCCTACAATAACTGGCGGAACATTATCAAGCCCAACAATAACCACGCCAACACTTAATAGTCCTACAATTAACACCCCAACAATGGGTGGTAGCGTGATTACTAATGGAACTGCCGTAGCTTCTACAAGTGGTACAAGCATTGACTTTACTGGTATTCCTAGTTGGGTAAAGAGTATTACTGTGATATTTAATGGTGTAAGTTTAAACGCTAGTAGCGCGCCTTTAATTCAATTAGGAACTTCAGGGGGAATTATATCTACTGGATATTCTTCTTCAAGCTATCAAAATGTTGGTAATGCTTCAATTTCTTCGACAGCAGGATTTTGTATTTACGAAAATACAAGTGGGCAAGAATGTAGTGGAAGTTATGTTATAAATTTGTTAAGTTCAGGAATTTGGGCTGGCGGCGGGAATCATTGCAGAGAAACTTCGCCAGCTATGAAAGTGTCTGCTGGCAGACTTACTGGTGCTGGAACAATAGACCGTGTTCGCATCACCACAGTAAACGGTACAGATACCTTTGATGCTGGTTCTATTAATATCCAATACGGGTAAGTTATGACTGTTTACGTCAAAGTTCTCATTCCTGCCAAGATTGCTGAAAATGCTCAAACCACGCAATACACTGCGGGGAACAACATTACCACTATTATTGACAAGTTTACGGCTACTAACTTTAGCGGCTCTAGCGCTACTATTAGCGTTAATATTGTTACTGAGGCTGATACAGCAGGCAATCAGAATTTAATTATTAAGACTAAGAGCTTGACCGCAGGCGAAACGTACACGTTTCCAGAGATTGTTGGGCAAGCACTAGAGCCAGCAGGGTTTATATCTACTATTGCTAGTGCAGCTAGTGCTATCAATATTCGGTCTAACGGACGTGAGATTTCAAACTAATGGAACATATTTTACATAGCTATGCTAATAATACGAATGAAAATGCTATTATGCTCATAATTACTATTCAATCAAACAAAGTGCGAGGCGCGTAATGCAGTGTATTAGCGAACTACATAAGATAATGGAAGGCACTTTTGAGATTGATCTTGGTGTTATACATAACTTTTCTGACGGTTTATACGCCAAACAGATAGTTATTCCTAAAGGGTATGTAGTTGGTCAACACGCTCATAAATACAGTCATTTAAGCATTTTGGCTAAAGGTAAAGTAATTGTAAAAACAGACTTGGGCGAAAAAGAATATACGGCTCCCGCTTGTTTAGAGATAAAAAAAGGCGTCCATCACGCTGTTGAAGCGTTAGAAGACACCGTTTGGTTTTGTATTCACGCTACAGACGAAACAGACCCTGACAAAATAGACAACGTATTGATTGAGGATTGAGAAATGAATTTTGATTTTAACAACGGAAGATTAGTACCAAAAAAAGACTTTACGTTAGTTGGTATAAATTTCGATGTGCGCCCCTATATGGCGCAATTAAACGCGCATCCTGAGCTATGGGATCAAGGACGTGATTTCCGTAAGATCCCGCGATACAACGGCCAATTGTCCCCTCATCGTGAGTCACAGGACATTTGGGTACGCCATCAGCCATACGATTCTTTTGGTAACTATGATGCTAATGAAAAAGAACAAGCTAAGATGATGGTGCCTACTGTTTCTGAATGGTACCCTGAGTCTTTAAAGTTACCCGCAGCGATGGATTTGGCGCAAACTGTTTGCCAGCATCTTGGAGCTATTCAGTTGGGCGGTCACTATGTAATCAAAATACCCGCAGGTAAAAAAGTTTACCCGCACAGCGATTTTTCATGGCACAGCACTTACTATAACAAATACCTAGTAGTTTTAAAAACACAGCCAGGCGTTGTTTTTGGCTGGGAACGTAGTGGAAACATGATTCCAATTACAGGGGATTTGTGGAATTTTGAGAATGATACGCAACACTGGGTTTACAACGATTCTGATGAAGATGTACTGATTGCTACTTTTAGCGTTCGTACATTCGACATGGATCGCCGTGAAACCTTAAATAACGCAAAAGGAGCATAATATGCCAGCAGGATGGGCCGCCGCCGCCGTAGCAGGAGCCACTGTAGTAAGTGGATATATGGGTTCACAAGCCGCAAAAAGCGCGGCTCAAACACAAGCCGACGCCGCTAATAATGCTACCGCAGCTAATAACGCTGCGTTAGCTCAACAAGCGGAAATGAACGCGCCTTGGCGCACGGCGGGTACAACCGCCGTAAATCAGTTATCTGAAATGACGCAACCTGGCGGTGAAGCTACTAAAGCATTTTCTTATGATCCTTTTAATTATCAAGCTGACCCTGGCTACGCTTTTAGGCTTAAAGAAGGCATGAAAGCCATGAACGCTACCGCAGCGGCTAGGGGTGGTTTGATCTCTGGTAATGCTATCAAAGCTGGTCAAGCTTATGGTCAAGAATTGGGTTCACAAGAGTATGGCAACGCGTTTGACCGTTATTTAAAGAACTATGCTAACGCTCAAAACACTTTTCAATTAAATCGTAATAACCTATTACAACCGTTGCAATTCTTAAGTGGCCAAGGACAAGCCGCCGCCGCAGGGCAAGCGTCTAATATTGGCGCTAACGCAGCCAATAACACTGCGTTGTCTACGGGCGCCGCTAATGCCACCGCAGCCGGTCAAGTCGGTTCTGCTAATGCCTATACCAACGCTATTGGTCAGGGTGTCAGTATGTACCAAACCAATGCGTTATTAAATAGATTTGCGCCACAAACGCCGACACCAACGCCTAATTATTATGATCCTGGTGGTCAAACTACTTAACAAGGTTTAATTATGCCAATAGATCCAAGTATTCCCCTTCAAGTTCAGCCATTAAAGCTTGAATCGCCAATGAACCAGTTGGCTATGATGGGCGACGCCATGAAAATTGGCGAAATGCAACGTAGCATGGGTGTTCAAAATGAACTACGCAACTTATATTCGCAAGGTGTAGATGTTAGTACGCCTGAAGGTTTTAATAAATTAGCGTCTATTGACCCTAAAACAGCAATGGCGTTGAGAAATGACGCTTTGCAAGGGCAAAAACTTCAAGGCGAAATTAAAAAAACAGGCTTTGAAATAGATGACAAAAAATTGGGTATTATCCGCGAACGTAGCAAAGATCTGCTTCAAAATTTATCACCTGAAAATTTTATTGCTCATACGCAAGAAAATGTACGAGATGGTTTAGTTACCCCCGAACAAGGGAAACGCGCAATACAAAATTATATTGCAACACCGCCTGATAAACGTGCGGCGCTTATTAATCAAAATTTAGCTAGGGCTGAAAAAGTTTACGAAATGAACACGGTTAGCGCAGCGCAACAACAAACTGCTGATATTACTAAGCGTGGGCAAGACATTCAAGCAGGCACAACCCGCCGTGGTCAAGATTTGCAATATGCGCCTGATGTTGTGGCTAATACTCAAGTTGATTCTAAAGGCAATATTACTCAATTTAACCGTTTTGGTAAAGTAATTGGGCAACTTGAAGGTGTCGGCAAACCAAGCGCTACGTATGAAAAAACCGCCGCATTGCAAAAACAAATGGGTAAAGACATTGATTTGGCAATTAGCGAAATTAAAAATGCTATTAAACCCGGTGGCACTCTTGATAAATCTACAGCTAGTGGAGCAGGTAAAATGCTTGATGCTGCGGGTAACTTTATTGGCTATGCTACATCTGGTTCTATTGCGGCTGCTGAACTTAAACCTGTTGGCGATCTTGCACTTAAAATGGTACCGCGCTTTGAAGGCCCACAATCTGACAAAGATACGGCGTCTTATACACTTGCGGCTGGTCAATTGGCTAATGAGAACTTACCTATTAAAACAAGACGCGCTGCTGCCGAAACGGTTGTACGCATAATGGAAAGACGTAAAGGTCAATTTGTTAATCAAGCAATGGCAAGCGAAGGTATTAACGCAGGTGGCCCTGCATTGCCTCCTGGCTTTACTCCAGATAAATAAGGGTCAATATGGCACTTCAAACCGCTACTAATCCTCAAACTGGGGAACGCCTTGCTTTAGTTGGCGATGCTTGGCAACCTATTATGCAGTCAGCCACCAACAAAGAAGGCGTTAAAGCCTATTTGATTGGCGACAAATGGCTAACTGATACGCCTGCTAATGAACCTGAAGCCCGTGCTAACGTCGGTGCTGAAGTACCAAGCTGGGGCAAAGAAAATCCTAATTTGTATGCTGGTTTAGTAAAAACGCGTCAAATGCTTGGCCCAACTGCCGAAATGCTTGGCGGCGTTGCTGGTGGTGTGCTTGGTGCTGGTGCTGGTACTATTGCCTCACCAACAGTTGTAATTAACCCGGTAACGGGCGGCGTAGCTGGTTCAGCCCTTGGATACGCTACCGCTAAAGAATTGCTTAACAAAGCTGACGTAGCCCTTGGATTAGCACCTGCCGAAACAGGCGGTCAAGCTGCTGGCCGTGCAGCAGGCAACGTGGCTGAAGGCGCTGCTTTTGAAGTTGGCGGTCAAGTTGCGGGTAAAGCGATTAATAAACTAGTAGACGCAGGTACATTTTTGGCTGGTAAAGTTGCAGATATTAATCAGTTGCCTAAACAATTGGCAGCTAAGATTGCTCGTAAATCATTTGAAACACCTGAGAACGTCGCTGCTGGCCGTAATGCGTTACAAGAAGCCGTCAAAGCTGGTGATAACGTAACGGCTCAACAAGCTCTTGCACAAGGTAAAGTTGTAGCCCCTGGCACTCAAGCCGTGCTTCAAAAAACTATTTCTAGAACATCGCCCGCTGTACAAGAAACTAAAGCCTTAGCTGATGAAGCCGCACGGATGTCTACTATTAAAGACGTTACACCTGATCTTAATGCAGCTATTGTTGCGCGTAGAGATGCATCTAAACCTTTTTATGAAGCGGCTGATAAAGCAATTGTACCGTTGGATAAAGATGTAGCTGCTGTATTAGCGCGTATGCCTTCAGGCACTTTGGCTGCGGCGGCTGAAATTGCCAAAATGGAAGGACGTCCTTTTGTTATGGGTAAAGCAGTTGCAGAACAAAAAGTACCTAATGCGCTTGGTACTATAGACATCATCCCCGCTAAAGTACCTGAGTTAACTGGCGAGTCTATGCACTACATTAGACGCGCCTTATCTGATGTTGCCTATGGCCCTACTGCGTCTACAGGCGCTGGCCGTGATACGCAGATGGCTGCTCGTACATTGTTAGATGACTATATCAAGGTGTTTGAGTCTAAAGTACCTAGCTATAAAGAAGCTAGAACTATATTCTCTGATTTATCTGCGCCAGTTAATCAAGCGCAAGTGCTTAAAGAAATGGCATCTGTATTAGAGAAACCAGGCGGCGGAGAGCGTATTGGCCCATTCCTTAACGTATTAGGCCGCGGTGAAGAAGCTATGCTTAAACGTGCTGGTGGTAAAGGTGCGCCTCGTTATGATTCTTTAGCTGAAGTTTTGACACCTGAACAATTACAAGCAGTGCGTGGCGTAGCTGATCAATTAGCTACCGAAGCGTCTATAGGCAAACAAATATCTGCTGGTCAACAATTAGCTACCAAATTGCTTAAAGACGAATTGCCAAATTATCGTTTGCCTAATATCTTTAACGTCATTGCTACTACGGCTAACAAAATGCTAGATGTGTTAGGTCTTAAAGTTGGTGAAAAGACTATTAAAGAAATTGCCAAAGCTGGCGAAACTGCCAAATCTTTTGACGAACTACTTGGCTTATTGCCAGGCGAAGATCGCGTTAAAGTTTTAAAAGCTATAAGCGATCCTGATACTTGGGCTAAGATACATACTGTAGCTAAAAACCCTGCTGTTGGAAAAGCTCTTATGGGCGTTTCCGCTAATGAACCACAAATGCCAGCAAATGCGCTTGCACCCGAACAACCTAACCAAAATGCACTTGCGAGGTAAATCATGGATTGGCAATATTTATTTAACCTAATTGGTGCAGGCGCGGCTCTTGGTGTTGGTTGGTGGTGTCGTCAGATATGGGATTCGGTTCAGCAATTAAAACGAGATGTTCAAGATATTGAAATTTCATTACCAACAAATTATGTTCGCAAAGTAGATTTAGACGTTAAGTTTGATAAGTTAGAGGCTACTTTGCAACGTATTTTGGACAAACTAGATCAAAAGGCTGACAAATGATGGCTAATATTATGGGCGCATTAAAGTCCAAAACTATGTGGTTTTCAGTGTTATTGGTGCTTTTTGGGGCTTTGATGGATAACTCTGTTTATCTTAAAGACCTCATTCCAGCGCAATATTTTAGTTTGATTATGATTATTATTGGCATTATCGTAGCAACGCTAAGAATGGTCACTACGCAGCCTCTCGCCGCAAAATGATTTCGTATGTACGAATCGCAATTCTGGCTGGTATTTTTATGGCTGGTTTGCTTTTGGGCTGGGGTTATGAGTATCGGAATTTGGTGGCCTTCAAAGCAGAAGTTGAGGCAGTGGCTAAAGTTCAGCAAGCCAAAAACGAGTCCATTGTCAAGCAACAAACGCTAGTCAATAAAGGAATTGAAAATGAGTACCAAGCTAAGTTGTCTGCTCTTAAGTCTTATTATGGTGGGCTGCGCCAGCCCAGTAGCGGTCAATTGTCCGCCATTCCCCAATCCACCATCGGTATTGATGGAAAAGCCACCAACCTTGAACTTGCTTGCGCCTATACAACGCAGCAATTAGTATCGTTGCAAGGTTGGTTACGACAGCAAATTGAAGTTAAATGAGTCCGAATTTACAAGCTTTTCTCGATATGATTGCGGTGTCTGAAGGCACTGCTGGAAAGGGTGACAATGGTTATAACGTCATTGTGGGTGGGGCTTTATTTGAAGGCTATGACGACCATCCTAGAAAATTGGTATGGCTTCGTCCCGGCCTTGCGTCCACGGCGGCGGGCAGATACCAACTCCTAAGCCGTTATTATGATGCTTATAAAAAGCAACTCAATCTACCTAACTTTAGCCCTATATCTCAAGATTTGATTGCTATACAGCAAATTAAAGAACGCGGTGCGTTGCAAGATATTGAAAAAGGCTACATTAATGTGGCAATTGACAAAGTTAAAAACATTTGGGCATCCCTTCCTGGTGCTGGCTATGGTCAGCATGAAAACAAGCTAGATAAATTAATTACAGCTTATAAAGACGCTGGTGGTACAGTAGCGTAATTAGCTTGTCATAATTGCCTGATTTAATTGGCAAAATTCTCTTAAGGTGAATATGAAAGTCAACAAAAAGTCTGATGACGCTTTTATAAAATTGTGGCATAAGTTAGGCTCACCTACGCTAGTTGCTAAAGAATTACGTCTACATCCTAGAAGTGTGCTTAACAGAAGATCAGCCTTGCAGTTGCGATATGGAATAATTTTAGAAACCCATAACTCTCAACGGGAAGTAAAAAAAGAAAAACCCAAGAAAATAGAATTAGCAGCGCACAATGTCCGTAGGGGCATTGATGTTGATAAAGTTAAGCGTGTCATAGTGTTCTCAGACGCCCATTTTACTGATACCACCACCACGGCGTTTAAAGCCCTATTGGTGATGATTAAAGAGTTTAAGCCACAAGTAATCATCTGCAACGGCGACGCCTTTGACGGGCAAGTTTTAAGCCGTTTTCCAAGCATTAATTACGATCAGAAGCCCAACGTCCTACAAGAGCTTAACGCTTGCCGTTATCACCTAGACGAAATTGAAAAGGTAAGACCTGCTGGTTGTAGGCTAATTTGGTGTCTTGGTAACCATGATATGCGCTACGAGGCTTGGCTTGTTAACAAAGTGCCTGAATACAGCGGTGTAGATGGTTTTAGCCTTAAATATCATTTTCCTAACTGGGAAACGTGTTGGAGCTTTTGGATTGGCGAAGAAACGGTAGTCAAGCATCGGCATAAAGGCGGTCGAACGGCTGGCTATAGTAATTTGATAGCAGCAGGCAATACCAACATTATTACTGGCCATACGCACGTTTTGGCCTGCCAACCGATTTCTAATTACCAAGGTCACTGGTGGGGGATTCAGACCGGATGCTTGGCTGACCCTATGTCACCTACGTTTGAGTATTGCGAAGATGGCCCAAAAGATTGGCGTAGTGGGTTTGTTATGCTTTCGTTTGACCAAGGCAGGATGCTAATGCCAGAGATGATTATGGTTAGCGATGAGCAAAATGGTGAGTTTGAATTTAGAGGATGTATAAACACTGTATAAACATGAGGCTAAATTCAGAGGTTGTCAAAAACCTATACGCTTCGCTATATTGCTGCTATCCATTTACTAAATGGAAGATGCCACTACCTGAAGAAATTGAGTTTGTAGTTACATCCGACCCAGAAACAATGGGAACGTACCTTCTAGATGATGGAGGTGACTACGAGCATACAGTTACTATCTCATCCGCCCGTTGCGGTCATTATTACACTGTTATTACTACATTGGCGCATGAGATGGTTCACATGAGCTTTCATCGCCAAAAAGGCGATAAATGGATGTTGCATGGCAAACCCTTTAGAACCCGTTGCTTGATGGTAGCCCATGAACTTGGTTTAGATGGTCTAGAATTATGACGGGGCGTTAAGCCGACGTTGTAGGATGCAGTAAGTGGGTAATTTTTCGGCTTTCTCGCCCATTTGTAGCAACTGCCAAATACAGCCCTACTACCTATAAGTACCAATTTGCTATACATATTGATACCTATGTGTACATTTATTGACAAAAAGTATACATATCACCTATTTCAAAAACGCTTATAAGTGCATGAATTCTCAATAAAAAGTCATGCAAAAATAGGACATCGTTGTCCGATATTTGTATACTTATTTAGTAGCCATCATATACAAGCCCACATTAGCGCCAGCATAGCAAGCGTAGCAAATACACATAGGCAAGTTACCTTTGATTCCTTGCTCGATGGCAATATACGCATAAATTACCCCAGTAACAATGATTAGCCAACTACTCATTTGGCTCTATGTATTTTTCAAGACGTGCAATCCTTTGCGTATCAAAGCTACATAGCGTAGCGTAATACTCGGCGTGGGTCTTGTTCTCTAAGTAACTGCGTTTAGCAGACTCAAGCTCTTTTTTAGCAAGAACCATTGCTGCTGGTGGATTGACTAATAACATCCAAAATCTTTTTAAAGCGTTCATTTTGATTCCTTTTCGTGGTGCAGTCTTGGCAAAACCATTTGTAAGTCAGACCGCCTGGGTTATTTACTGCGCTGCCAGTTGCATTATTTTTACGTTGTTGGCAGTTATTGCAAATTCTTAAAGTCATCGTCCAAATATCGAGTCATAAATAGGTGTCATAGATGATGGATTATAGACGGGCGTGGTATATACCATTGGTACTACCGGCGCTATTACAGTGCCTACAGACTGACCTTGTGGGCCATAGACATAGGTAGTATTGCCTGACTGCATGGCAGTGCCAGCAGATTGACCTTGTGGGCCATAAAAGTATTGCGTATTGCCTGACTGCATGACAGTTCCTAAACTTTGCCCTTGAGCGCCGTATAGGTACGTTGTTTGGGCAATAGCGCCGTTGCTAATTAACAAAAATGTTAATAAAGTCTTTTTCATTTCAATCTCCTTGCGATTTCTCGCTCAATGTACCATTTTGCCTTGCGTAAATCTTCAATAGCGTCATGTTTTTCATCTGCCCGCCAAATGTACTTAACAGCGTTGCCAAGGCAAAAACTCATGTGTTCGGTTATCTGAATACATTCAACCCCTGACGGATGGCTGGTGTAATGTTTTGGATGGTTTACGGCATCAAAATCGCTCATGGGTTCTTTGCCTCCTTCAAGAGTTCAATACGTTCGCGTGATACACGCAATACGTTATAGCGCTGATGCAGGCGTTGTAATACAGACGCCCGCTTCTCGCCAAAGCGTTCTTGCTCTAACATTCCCCAAATATCAGCTTCGGTCATGTTACAGAGGACATCATTTAGCTGACGCCAACTTAGTTTGCTCATGTGCAATTCTCCTTTCCAATTCAGTAATGGTTTTCCCTAACTTAATAACCGCACGTTCTGCGGCGTTATAAGTCCTATGCCGAATAATGCTTTCGGCTTTAGCGGCTTTTAGTTTTGCTTTTAGAAGCTGCAAGCGTTTCATTTATGACTTTCTCTTGTTGTACGATCACTTGTACAAGTTCTCGAATAATCGTAGCTATATTGGTATGCGGCGCATATTCGTCAATATCCTTGGCTAGTTTTAATGCTTCTTCAATTAATTTCATTTAACACTCCCATTAAAAATTTGTGATTCAAGCGCATGGATACGCTCATTTAAACGCATAATTTCCTCTTGTTGATGGCGTATAGTTTCAGTTTCCTCAACTTTTAGCTTTCTTAACGGGCAATCTCGACCTTGATTGCAATCGCCATTACAGCAGTAGTCATCACGACCTTTTTCGTAGCCCTTGTTCCATTCTTCTCTCATCTCAACTCCTCAATCGCTATGTCAGAAATTGCTCGTTTATCTTTCAAGGCATCCCAAATTCGTAAATCAATTGTTTTATTGGTCAATAAAAGATAAACCCATACATCGTGCTTTTGACCGCTGCGGTGCAAACGGCCTACTGTCTGCTCGTACAATTCAAGGCTCCAGGGCAACGATACAAAGACCATCTTGCTACCGCCATGCTGAAGGTTTAAGCCATGCCCTGCACTCTTAGGGTGAATCAATAGCAATTCAATCTTGCCGTCATTCCAACGCTCAATAGCCCTAGGGTCATTGATTGTTTGCGCGGTGGGATACCGACGCTTTAATTCAGCTAATTCTTCGATGTAGTTGTAAACAATAATTGTGTTGGCGCGTTGATTTTCTTGTAGCAACTCATCTAATAAGTCAAACTTGTGGTGCGAAAACCACAACGGCGTTTGGGTTACATTCATGCGCCCTGGCGTATTAGATGGTGTTGTTTCAGTCTGATAAATAAAACCTGACGCCATCTGTTGTAGCTTTCCGGTTACAACGGCTGCGCTAACTGCCGTAATTTCTTTATCTTGAAATTCAACAACGTAGTCTTTCTTCATCTTCTCGTATGGGGCGCGGTCTGTTAGCTCGCAACTTAACTCGACAACATGGCACGGCGGCAACGTATTGGCGTATTCGCCAGCTTCTAAAACAAATGTAGCAGGTTTGATCTTTTCCATAACTTTTCCTAATGAGCCTACCCGAGGCTCCCACTCGCCAAAGTCTTTATTGACCAAGACAAAATACTGTTGCATAAACGCGCCTTTGGCACGTCCTAATAGATTCTGATCAACAATCTTGCATTGACCAAAAACATCCTCTAAGCCATTGCTAGTAAAGCTACCAGTCAAACCCCAACGTATCTTGAATGGGTCTAACACTTTGGATAACGCTTTAAATCGTGCGCCTGATGGGTTCTTTAGCCTAGTTAGCTCGTCAAATACAATCCCATCAAAATCTAGGAATTGTTCTGATAACCATTGCAAGCTGTCATAGTTAACTACCACCACGTTAGATTTACTACGCAACGCTTTAAGACGCTGGGCAGGCGTACCTACCGCAACACTTAGGGTTAACCCTGTAGCCCATTTAACTTGCTCTACAGGCCATACATCCGTACAGACGCGCTTAGGGGCAAGAACTAACCAACGCTTGACTAACCCTTGCTTGATGGCGTCTTGCATCGCTGTGAGCGTTATAGCCGTCTTGCCAGCGCCTACTGGCGCTAAGATCATGGCTCTGTCTTTCTCAAACAAAAAGTCAGCAGCCGTGTCTTGGTAATGGCGCAACTTCATAGCAACTCATTCACTAAATCAATGCCATCGCCAATCCATTGCATACACGGCACCGCCATTGAGTTGCCAAGGGCTTTGTAACGTAAGCCGTCCGGTGCGGTGTCTTTTTTACGCCACGGAATATCAGTAAAGCTATCAGGGAAGCCTTGCAACCGTTCACATTCAGTTGGGGTAAGCCTACGGACAGCCATTGAAGCGGCATAAATAGCCGCAACTTGGTTTGTTACTTCTGTTGATTGAGGGCTACGACTAGGGTCATTACTAGCGGTTAATGTTGGGGCTACAATATTTTGTGCAATAAATGTTTGAGCATGATGTGATTGAACCGATGGACGCAACGCTTGTAAAGCAGGCGTAACAGTTAACGGCGTAGCGCTAAACGTATTGGCTTTAGCATCTTCACGTATTGAATATGCAACAGCAACTTGGTTGTTCCCCATTTCAGCACGTAAAGTTGGGGACATTTCTTCACTAAATCTAGATGAATTTCCTTCTCGTTTAGCTATACCTGGCTCAAAACCATAAGCTACATTTTGAACAAAAGGTATATTGCCACCGCCTGTACCCCAACTGCTTGTTACTGTTTGGCATACATCACCCATTAATTTTACTCTGCTATCTGATGGATGGTTTTCGTAAACAGTAGGTATTAATCTTCCTGTGTAAGCGTCTTGTCCGCTATAAGATCCGGGGTGGGTATCGGCACAGAGGGTTCCGACTGTTGTTTGTAAACCGTTGCTATCAAAGCCTTCTTCAATAATGGCGGGAGTTCTTTCCCCCTCGTTTCTGCTCGGCGCAAGATCCCGGCGCAAGCTAGAGCGCTCAAATAATACTGCGGCGGCAGGTCGCCAATCTCCAAGGTACCCGACAACAAAGACACGACGCCTGCGCTGTGCCACTCCACAGAATTGAGCGTCCAAAACTCGGTAGCTGAACCCATACCCGAGTTGAGCCACCGCCCCGAGGAAGGAACCAAAGTCCCGTCCGCCTGAGCTTGACAAGACACCTGGGACATTTTCCCAGACAAACCAGTTCGGTCTAAAGTAGTCAAGCATTCCGCAATAGACGAGGGCCAAGTTACCACGCGGGTCATCCATTCCTTTCCGCAGTCCTGCAACTGAGAAGGATTGACAAGGGGTTCCGCCAACGAGGAGGTCGATTTTTCCATCTAAATTCCAATCTTTATATTTGGTCATATCACCAAAATTGGTGACATCGGGATAGTGATGCGCTAATACGGCTGATGGAAATGGCTCAATCTCAGAAAAACCCGCAGGCTTCCAACCTAAATCGTGCCAAGCCATCGTAGCAGCTTCGATACCGCTACAAACTGATAAATATCTCATACGTTAGCCATCCAAGTGTCGATATGCTCTTTAGTCCATAAGCAAGCATAGTTTTGATTGAGTTGTTTAAGGTTACGGGCGTGGATGCCTTGTAGGGCAGACAGCTTGCCACCTGTAGTCTTTAGCTCAACAAACCATGTCTGCCCACTAGGTAAGCAAGCGATGCGGTCAGCTACTCCGCGTTGATTGGGGGATCTGAACTTGTAGGTAATGCCCCCAAGGGACATTACAGCCCAGACGAAGTATTTTTCAATTTCGGTTTCTTTTGTCATGTGGCAAATATATCACAGTAAAAAAGTTTTGCACAACATTTATTTTTCATGTATAGTGGAATCTCAATCAACTAAAGTAAAGGAAACAAAATGAACGCTCCCGTCTTACATTCCCGTGTTGTTGGTGGTTCTACAGCCAAGCGGGTTATCGCTTGTCCTGGTTCAGTAGCCCTATGCGCTGCTATGCCACCTAAGCCTTCTAGCAAATACGCTGACGAAGGCACCTTACTTCATAACGTCATGGACGTCATTCTTTCTACAGGTCAAACGCCTGAAGCCTGTATTGGCATGAAGTATGGCGATATCAAACTAACCGATGAACTCATCAATGAGAAGGTTTACCCAGCACTGCGGGCATTAGATGAAATTGACCCTAATAAGGAGATGGAATATGCAACAGAAACCCGTGTTGGCTTCGGTGATTTTCTTCCTAATGTGTTTGGCAGCACCGATTTGCTTGGCCGTGTTGGTAGACGAGCTATCATCCTTGACTGGAAATTTGGTTCAGGAGTTGCAGTTGACGCCGAAGAAAACGATCAACTTATGTTCTACGCAGCCGCAGCTATGCGAACCCCCGAAGTCCAATGGATATTTGATGATTGTGACGAAATCGAGTGCATCATTGTCCAACCACCATCTGTAAAGCGTTGGGTTACAACAACCAAGCGTATTAAAGCGTTTGAGCAAGAGTTAGCAACCGCAGTCAAGATCAGTTCTATGCCTGACGCACCGCTTAAAGTAGGTGAGCATTGCCGTTGGTGTGCAGCCAAGCCTACTTGTCCTTTGATGACCGGTGCAGTAGAACGTACCTTACACGCTCAGATTGACATTCTTAACGTAACACAGATAGCTGACTATCTTAAGAAAGCTGGTACCCTAGAACAATGGATTGCTGATCTGCGTGGATTAGCGCATCAAGTCTTAGAAGTTGGTAAACCTATCCCTGGCTACAAATTAGTAGCTAAACGGGCTACTCGCCAATGGGTTGATGAAGATCAAGCTTTGGTAGCTATGATGAACGAGGGTTTACCCGAAGATGAATTACTTGTTAGTAAAATAGTATCCCCTGCACAAGCAGAGAAAATATTGAAAAAGCATGGCAAGCAATTGCCTGCCAATCAAGTAGTAGCAGTAAGCAGTGGCAGTACGATGGTTGAGGATTCTGATCCAAGGCCAACGGTTTTACAAATCGGGCAGCAATTAACAAGCGCCCTTTCTAAACTTCAATAAGGAATCAAATTATGTCAAATTTAACAACATTCTCAGGTGCAAACCTACCTTCAGTAAAGTCTTTAGCAACAGCATTGCGTACCATTGAAACCGATGTAGGCGCAGCAGGCACCGTCATTATCAAGATGGACAAAACAGGTCATTGGGTATTCGGCGCAGATCAAACCGAAATCGAAGATACCTCTACTTGGGCAGTTAATCCTTTCTCATTTGTTCATGGCTATATTGCATGGGGTGATGGCGAAGTATTGGCTGAGAAGATGGTCAGCGTTAGCCAACCATTGCCTGAACTCGATGCAGCGCCTCCTGGTGCTAAGAAGGGTTGGGAAACTCAAGTTGGTATGTCTATCAAATGTCTTGATGGCGAAGATAAAGGCATGGAAGCCCGTTACACTACCACGTCAGTTGGCGGTAAAAAAGGCGTTCAAGCTTTAGCTGTTGCCATTGCTACGCAAGTAGAGAAAGATCAAGACAAGCCTGTACCGGTAGTTGAGCTTGGTAAAGAGCATTACACCCACAAGTCGTATGGCCGTATCTATACTCCTGTTTTTAAAGTATTGGAATGGGTTGGTATGGATGGTGAAGCTCCAGCAGAAGAAACGCCTAAA